AGAGGTTATTTCAAACCTTTCAACTACCCAGAATGTTATAATCTTTGGTTGAAACATGAACAAAGTCATTGGTTACATCAAGAAGTGCCAATGATAGAAGATGTAAAAGATTGGCGTACGCGTCTTTCAAATGAAGAGAAATATTTTCTGACACAAATCTTTCGATTCTTTACTCAATCTGATATTGATGTTGCTGGTGGGTATGTAAAAAACTATCTTCCTATGTTTCCGCAGCCAGAAGTAAGAATGATGCTTATGGGATTTGCTGCAAGAGAAGCGATTCATATTGCTGCATATTCTCATTTAATTGAAACACTTGGTATGGCTGAATCAACATATAACGAATTCTTTGAATATGGTGCTATGGTAGAAAAGCATGAATTCTTTATGAATAATGTTGATGGCGATCAAAGTATTCCAGTAAAGATGGCTGCAATTTCTGCTTTTACTGAAGGGCTTGCTCTTTTTTCTTCTTTTATCATGCTATTGAACTTTCCAAGACATGGTAAAATGAAAGGCATGGGTCAAATTGTGACTTGGAGTCTTGTTGATGAGACAATGCATTGTGAAGGTGTTATTGCTCTTTTCCATAGATATATTGAAGAGAACCCTGAATTATGGAATGATAAACTTAAAAGTCAAATATATAGTATTGCAGAAAAAATGGTAGAGCTTGAAGATCAATTTGTTGATCTTGCTTTTAAGATGGGTGAGATGGAAAACTTAAGCTCTCATGATGTTAAAACATATATTCGTTACATTGCCGACCGTCGTTTAATCTCTCTTGGTCTTAAAGGTATTTTTAAAGTGAAGAAGAATCCTTTAGTATGGGTAGAAGAACTTATAAATGCGCCTGGTCATACCAATTTTTTCGAGAATAGAGCTACCGATTATGCAAAATCTGCAACATCTGGTTCATGGGAAGATGTTTGGGCGAGAGGAAGTTAAAAGGAGAAAAAATGGAAGAAGAAAAAGAATTTACTTGTTTTTCATGTGGNGCAATGTTCAATGTGATACATAATTGTTATGACGATGTAACATTTTGCCCATTTTGTGGAGATGATGATGTACATTTGAATGACGATGAAGAAGAGGATGACGATTGACATGGTATTATCAAGGTGAAAAATATTTAGATACGCCTGAAGACTATCAGGGGTTCGTTTATATTATTACGGAATTAGATACTGGCAAACGTTATATTGGCAAAAAAAATTTTTGGCAGCCTAAGACTTTGCCTATTACAAAGAAGCGCAAAAGACGCGTACGCACGCGTGTGGAATCAAATTGGAAAGATTATTTTGGTTCTAATAAAGAGCTTCAGCAATTAGTTGAAGCTAAAGGAATAAATGCGTTTAAACGGGAAATCCTACATCTTTGTAAAAGTAAAGGTGAAATGTCTTATATGGAATTGAAAGAACAAATGGATAGAAATGTACTCTTTTTAGATGAATATTTCAATAACATTATTCAAGTTCGCATACATGGTAAACATGTAAAAAATATCAAAGAGGGTTTACATATCCCTCAAGATATGTTATGATATAAAAATCAATAAATGATTAGGAGAAAATAAATTATGATACTAATGAGTTTAGCAAGTATCTATGTAGTTGGTATTATTGTTTCTACTTTTTATTACTATAAAATTTTTAGTACACTTGATTTAGAAACACCATTTATTATTTCCTTTATTCTTGCTTTTGGTTGGCCAGTAATTTTAGTATTACTGTCTTATTATTGGCTGTTAGATATCATTTATGCAAAAAAATATTTCAAAAAAGGGTTTACAAACCCTCCCTGAGGTATTATATTATATATATCGACAAGGGAACAAAGGGTTATATGATGTCTTTTGCGAAAGCAATCCCCGAAAAAGCTATCCATATTGGTCACTTCCACGTTCATGGTGATACGATGACATTCCATCGTAAAGAAGGATATCGACGCAAGGACATTAAAGCGCTTGGTGACGTAGTCTATTTTATGTATGTAAAAGGTGAACTATATAAAATTGGTAAGGCTGGTGGAGCTAGTGGTTTTGCAGGTCGAGTCGGTACTTATAATCGTGGTCGTCTTGGTGATGCCACAAACAATCGCATAATTGATGTGATGGAAGATATTCAGCAAAAAGACATTGAAGTTTACTGTGTGCAAATTCCTCGCCCTGTGGTAGAATATACTTGTCCAATTACTAACGAGGTTTATAAAATTCCTGTGTCTATACATAAAGATATCGAATCACTTTATACAGACAAGTATCTTACTGAAGATTTATCACATGAACTTCCATTTTGCAATCAACTTACGTGAGGTAGATAATACTCTTAAGAAGTATTGAGCTCTTAAGGAAAGGTGAAAAGTGAATATCTTCATACTCGATAAAAATCCGGTTATCGCGGCTCAGCAGCAGTGTGATAAACATATCGTCAAAATGGTGACAGAGTCAGCGCAAATGCTATCAACGGCTCATCGTTTGCTAGATGGTGTTATGGAGCTTCGTCCATCAAAATCTGGTAAACGAATGAAGAAATATTGGAAGCTTAATGATGAGCGTGAAGATGTCTTGATGAAGAATGTGCATGAAAATCACCCATGTACAAAATGGACTATGCAATCAAAAACTAATTATCATTGGCATTATTTGCATTATCAAGCGCTTGCGCAAGAGTACGAGTATCGTTATGGTAAGAAGCATGGAGCTTTTGATCGTGATACATCATTGGCAGCAAAGCTTGCTCAGTTTCCTCAAAACATTCCTGATGGTGGACAAACACCATTTGCCCTAGCGATGAAGAATAATCCAGAATGCATAGTAGAAAATGACGCAGTGCAATCATATAGAAACTATTATATTCAAAAGCAAGACAAATTCAAAATGGCATGGCTTAATCGTGAAGCACCGGAGTGGTTTGTATGGACTACGTAGAGTATTTACTTTGGCTTATTTTGATTAGCCAAGTAATAGTGATTTTTATAGGAATAAAGATACTTTTCAATACTTTAAAACGCCATAAAAATCATAATTAATCTTATTGAAGACGCAAAATTCGCTGACGCCCTCTGACGTGCACAGTGACCTATAATCATACCAAGGTCGCTGATCTGTGCACGTCAGAGGGCGTCAGCACAAAATCAATGGCTTAAGTGAATATCAGTTTCAAACTAAATCAATGGCTTGTGAAAAAAGTTTCCTCTTAGGTGATTTTTTTTTCCATTAGGGGTTTCAAAATCACCTAAGAGGTATTATATTATATAAAGGATAAGGGATCAACCAAGGGACCACCTACCAAGGAGTTCAAAAATGTGTGATATCAAAAAACTCGAAGCGCAGAAGGCTGCGTTGGAAGAAAAGATCGAAGAACTCAAACAGAGGGAAGAGCGATTGGTAGCATTGTCCGAAGATAGGCAGATGGCTATATATCTCCACGACACATGCTGCAAACGGAATCACATAGATGAGTGCGCATGGCTTTATGATATGGAGAATGATATTCCGAAATTTTCGCGACCGGACTCGTTGCATTATTTGTCAAAAGCCCAAAGGCTTATTGGGAACGGCTTCAGTCTTAACGATGTGAAGACTTTTTGTGAAATCATCAAAAATTGCTGATTGACAATCGTGTTGATGGAGATGTAGAATGAACACAATGCAGCCGGTGCAAGTTTCCTTTAAACGGCTTTTCGTTCAAGGAAACTTGCGTGGATTAGTCCATGAGGACTACATGGGATTTATGTCTTGGGATGATGCTTGTCACTGGGCAGCTTCAGTCACTGAAAGCCGTAATGTCGATTACATCATTACCGAGATCACGAACACCGGTACCGGTGAAAGGGAAACTTTTTAAAAAAATCCCTGAAATGGGGTTTACCACTGCCCTTCAGTATGATATACTAATAATATCAAACCCGCCAATGAAAAGGATGATATATCATGGCGCACGAACTTGAAATGGTAAATGGCGTCGCCCAGATGGCTTATGTAGGCGAGAAGCCGTGGCATGGTCTGGGAGTTGAAGTTCCGGAAAATACTTCCGCATCTGATATGATGGCTCTTGCTGGACTTGACTGGCAGGTCAAGGAAGTCGATACGTTTATCGAATGGGAAGGTCAGAAAGTTGTAACAAATAAGAAGGCTTTGGTTCGAGATATCGACGGTCATATTCTTACTCATATCGGTGAGAACTGGAAGCCAGTTCAGAATTCTGAAGCATTTGACTTCTTCCATGACTTTGTGGAAGCTGGTGATATGCACATGAATACTGCTGGTTCCTTGAAGGACGGTCGCATCATTTGGGCTTTAGCAAAAGTCAATGAGTCTTTCGAGCTCTTTGGTGGTAAGGATCACGTTGATTCTTATCTTCTCTTCTCGAATCCTCATGAATACGGAAAGTGCATTGACATTCGATTCACTCCGATTCGAGTAGTTTGCAACAACACTTTGACGCTAAGTCTCGGTTCTGCGACGAAGAATGCGGTTCGCATAAATCACCGC